ACTGTAGACTATGTAGACCCAGTTAATTTAGTATATTCATATACTGAAGATCCTAATTTTGAAGATATATACTATGTCGGTGAAGTTAAATCTATAAGTCTACCAGAACTTAAAAAAGAATTTCCTTATTTAACAGCTGATCAATTAAAGAAAATACAAGAGTATCCAGGTAATCAAGAGTACTTAAGAAACTGGAATGGTAAAGATGACAATAACAATGTACAGGTTTTATATTTTGAATATAAGACTTATGCTAACCAAGTGTTTAAAATAAAACAAACTCCAAACGGGTTAGAAAAAGCATTAGAAAAAACAGACACTTTTAATCCACCAGAGAGCGAAAACTTTAAAAAAGCATTTAGAGCTATCGAAGTTTTATACACAGGTGCTAAAATACTAGGTCATACAGAAATGTTGAAATGGGAAATGTCTGAGAATATGACAAGACCTAATTCTAATGTTGTTAAAGTAAACATGAATTATAATATATGCGCTCCTAGAATGTATAAAGGTCGCATAGATTCACTTGTATCAAGAGTTACTGGCTTTGCTGATATGATACAGCTTACACACTTAAAGCTTCAACAAGTAATGTCTAGGATAGTACCTGACGGTGTTTACTTAGATGTAGATGGCTTAGCGGAAGTTGATCTTGGAAATGGTACTAATTATAATCCACAAGAAGCATTAAATATGTATTTTCAAACTGGTTCTATTGTTGGTAGATCATTAACACAAGATGGTGATCCAAATCGTGGCAAAGTACCAATACAAGAATTACAATCATCTTCTGGTGGTCAAAAAATAAATTCACTTATAAGTACTTATCAGTATTATTTACAAATGATAAGAGATGTAACTGGGCTCAATGAAGCAAGAGATGGTAGTCAACCAGATAAAAATGCTTTAGTTGGGTTACAGAAATTAGCTGCAGCTAACAGTAACACTGCTACAAGACATATACTACAAGCTAGTTTATATTTAACTCTTAGAACGTGTGAAAATATAACTCTTAGAATAGCAGATGCACTAATGTTTCCTTTAACTAGACAAGCTTTAGAAAGTAGCATATCTAGATTTAACATGCATACACTTCAAGAACTTAGTCAAGTTAATTTATTAGATTTTGGTATATATCTTCAACTAGAACCTGATGACGAACAAAAGGCAATGCTAGAACAAAACATACAGGTAGCATTACAACAAAACCAAATATATTTAGAAGATGCTATTGATATAAGAGAAGTTAAAAACCTTAAATTAGCAAATGCTTTACTTAAACAACGTAGAAAGAAAAAGCTTAAACAAGACCAAGCTGCGCAGCAAGCAAATATTCAAGCACAAGCTCAGGCTAATGCCGAACAAGCTGAGAGAGCTGCAATGAACGAAGTTCAAAAGCAACAAGCTGTAGCTGAAACTAATATTCAATTTGAACAAGCTAAATCTCAATTTGAGATACAACGAATGGAGCAAGAAGCTGTTATTAAAAAGCAGTTGATGGAGCAAAAGTTCCAATATGACATGCAGTTAGCTCAAGCAGATATTCAAGTTACTTCAGCTAGAGAAAAAGAAATTGAAGATAGAAAAGACAAACGAACTAAATTACAAGCGACTCAACAAAGTCAAATGATTAGTCAAAGACAAAATGATTTATTACCAACTAATTTTGAAACACAAGGTGATAATGAAGCAGGAGGTTTTGGTTTACAAAACATGGGTCCTGGATAAATACCATTATTAATTATTATATTATATTATGTCAGAAGAAATAAAAGAAACTCCTACAGGTGAATTAGAACAAGGGGAGTTTAAAATAAAAAAGAAACCTAAAAAACTTGCAAATAAAAAACCGCAAGAAACTACAAAAATAGATTTATCTAAAAAAGAAGAAAAAGATGCCATTCCAGAGTCAAGCACAACGAAGGTGGATGTACGCGAACTTTCCAAAGATGGCGGCGAAGTGGGAGAAGCACACGTCAAAGAGCCGGAAGCTACCGAAGAGAAAAAAGAAGAAACAGTAGCAACTATTACTGAGATTACTGAAGAACCTAAAGCTGAAGAAGAAGTAAAAGCTCCAGAGCCAGAACCACAACCTCAATTAGAATTACCAGAAAATATAGAAAAACTGGTTAACTTTATGAAGGAGACTGGTGGAGATATTAATGATTATGTTAGGTTAAATGCTGATTATACAAACATTGATGATACAGCATTATTAAAAGAATATTATAAACAAACTAAACCACATCTTGACCAAGACGAGATTGAATTTATTATGGAAGATAAATTTGATTACGACGAAGACATAGATGAGGATCGCGATATAAGAAAAAAGAAACTCGCGAAGAAAGAAGAAATTGCAAGAGCTAAAAACTTTTTGGAAGAGACTAAGAGTAAATATTACGACGAGATCAAGTTGAGACCGGGCGTTACTCAGGAACAACAAAAAGCTATGGAGTTCTTCAATAGATACAACAATGAACAACAGACCGTTCAAAAGCAACATGAGGAGTTTAAAAACACTACTAAAAATTATTTCACTAAAGATTTCAAAGGTTTTGAGTTTAGTTTAGGAGAAAAAAGATTTAGTTATAATGTACAAAACCCTGAAACTGTAGCTGATAACCAATCAAATTTAACAAACTTCGTTAAGACGTTCTTAGACGACAAAGGTAATGTTAAAGATTACGAAGGTTATCATAAAGCAATTTATGCTGCTAGAAATGCTGATACTATTGCAAATCATTTTTATGAGCAAGGCAAAGCCGATGCGATTAAAGATGTGACAGCAAAATCTAAAAACATAAATCAAGATGCTAGAAGTACAACTCCTGGCGACTTATTTATAAATGGATTAAAAGTGAAAGCAGTAAATGGTGTTGATAGTTCAAAGTTGAGAGTAAAATCAAAAAAAAAATAAATAAAAACTAAAAACTAAAAATTATGAGTTTTGCAACAAGCGGGAGTTTTCCTGCTTCAATCGTTCCAATGCCACAAAGAGTTGCAGTTCAAGATAACTATCTTGATTTTAATGCTGTAGCTGGTGGACAATGGGCACAACAATATTTACCTGAGCTTTATGAGCAAGAGGTAGAAAGATACGGAAACCGAACATTATCTGGTTTCTTGAGAATGGTTGGCGCTGAAATGCCAATGACATCTGATCAAGTAATTTGGTCTGAACAAAATAGACTACATGTAGCGTATAATACGGTTCAAGTAACTCAACCAGGAGCACATCCTGCAGCTACAATTACAATTACTCCTCAAGGTGGTGAAACTACTTGTGGTGTAAGAGTTGGTAACACTATTTTAGTTTCTGACAACGCAACAGGTTTAGTAACAACTAAATTATTAGTAGTTGGTGAGACTAGTGCTTTTGTATTTACTTGTCAAGCTTATGACGCTACTATGCCAGCTGGAATTGTAACAGGCGCTGCTAGTTGTAGCTTATTTGTATATGGTTCTGAATTTCCAAAAGGTACTAATGGAATGACTGGGGCTATTGAGCCTGGTGTTACAACTTATAACAACTCACCAATTATCTTAAAAGATAACTATGAGTTAAGTGGTTCTGATGCTGCACAAATTGGTTGGATCGAAGTCGCTACTGAAGACGGAACATCTGGATTCTTATGGTATTTAAAAGCTGAGTCTGAAACAAGACTAAGATTTGAAGATTATATGGAAATGTCAATGGTTGAAGGTGAATTAATGTCAACAGCTAATACTCCTTTTGGTGGTAATTTTACACCTACTGGTGGTGCTGTAACACAGGACATTAAAGGTACACAAGGTTTATTCGCTGCTATCGAAGCAAGAGGTAATGTATATTCTGGTTTTGCTGGAGCTGCTGCTCCTGGTTCTGGTGCTTTAGGTGATTTCGATGAAATCCTTAAAAACTTAGACAAGCAAGGTGCCATTGAAGAAAACATGTTATTCTTGTCTAGATCTACTGCGTTAGATTTTGACGATATGATCGCCGCAATGAATGGAGCTTATGCTTCTACAGCTGCTGCTTCTTATGGTCTTTTTGACAACGAAGCTGATATGGCATTAAACTTTGGATTTTCTGGTTTTAGAAGAGGTTCTTATGACTTCTACAAAACTGATTGGAAATATCTAAATGATGCTACAACTAGAGGATTAGACAAGGAGATTGATGGTGTACTTATTCCTGCTGGAACTTCTACAGTATACGATCAAATGTTAGGTGCTAATATCAGACGTCCATTTATGCACGTAAGATATAGAGCTTCAGAAACAGAAGATAGAAGATTTAAATCTTGGATTACTGGTTCTGTTGGAGGCGCTTACACTTCTGATCTTGATGTAATGAGAGTTAATTTCTTATCTGAAAGATGTTTAGTAACTCAAGCTGCTAATAACTTCGTGTTGTTCAAAGGAGCTTAATAATTATAAACATTTAAAAATATAGAAATTATGGGTTTATTAAAACTATCAAATGCTGCTGCGTCTGCAACAGCTAATACAGGTTCTAAATTAGTTAGCTGCGACGACATTAAATTTGTTGAAGTAGCGATATCTGGTTCTGGAGCAACCGCTATTTGCACGGTAGATATAGTATACGGTATAGCCGCTGGTGATGATGAGTCATTAGTTAAATCAGCTATAACTTACGCTGCTCCAGGAACAAACAATGAATACGCTTTAACTCTTGCTGAAATAGAATCAGCTTGGCTTGATGCTCTATCAAAAATGTCTGAAGCTTCAGGCATGTTTGTAGAAGCGCCAAGATTAGGTGTTAAAGTAACTGCAACAGGTGCTATCTTAGCGGATGCTGTACCAACAGTAGTTATTAAGAAAAGTTCAGTTTTAGCTTAAAATAAGGCAACAATAAGATCCCGCTTCGGCGGGGTCTTTTTTAATTATTATATTATATTATATTATGGAAGAAACAAAAGAAAAAAAGTCTACTAAAAAAATAGACACTTGGGAGTATAAAGATAGAAGC